GTCTCGCGTTCACCTGTTATTAGAGATATGGCAAAAGATTCCTTACATATCTGCAGGTTTAACAGATGTATCTATTGTACTATGCTCTATTCTTTGCTGCCTTAAATACATCTCATGGCCTTTCGCTATGATGTAAGCCACTGAACCACGGGCAACACCGCACGCCTTGGCCACATCGTCGAGGTTTAGGTCACGCTCACGGAGGTCGTAGGCCTTGCGACAGATGTCTGCATCCTGGGCGGTGGCGGTGATCTCGTAGTCCTCCTCTTCCTCGAGCACCAAGATGGGCGTGCCTAGGGCACTGAGCCTTACGCTGCGAGGGTAGGACATCCAGCCACGCTTGATCGCCAGGGCAACCAGGTTAGGTGCTTCGTGCAGCAGTTTGATGCGGTCGAGGTCGTAAGGTATTTTCATTGGAAGGATGGTGATGGGTCGGTGAACCGGCAGAACTGGCCTTCGTAATGGAGTTTGACGTGGCCGCATTCGCCGTCTCTTTGCTTTGCGATAATAATGGCAGCTTCGCCGGAGGCCTCGGTCCTGTCACGGTTTAGAAGGGCCACCAGGTCACTGTCGCGCTCCAGGGCTCCGCTGTCTGCCAGGTCGCTTAGCTTGGGTTGACGGCCCTTTTCCTTTTCGGATTCGCGGTTTAGTTGCGCCAGGGCGAGCATGGCCACACCTGTCTGCACGGCGATCTCCTTTAGCTTGCCGCTGACCTCGGCCACCTCGTAGGTGCGCTTCTCTGATCGGTCGGCTGCTTTGACCTTCTGGATGTAGTCGACGATCACCAGGCGCACCTTGTGTTTGCGGACAGCCCGTCGGACATGGGCGGTGATGCTGGAGATGCTGTGGCTGCTGGGACCATCGAGGAACCACAGTGGGCTGCTGGCGATCTTGGCCGAGGCCGCGGTCATGGACCTCATGTCACCGTCGGTAAGGTCGCCACTCTTTAGGTTCTGCATCGGTATGCTTCCAATGGTCGAGACCATGCGTCGGAAGATGGCTTCACGGGACATCTCCAGGCTGACGAACAGGGTTGGCACCTTGTCCTGTATGGCTGCCCTGTGAGCGATGGCAATGGCGATGGCAGTCTTGCCGATGCTTGGCCGGGCTGCTATGAGGGCCATCTCTCGGAGTTGGAGGCCGTCGGTCTTGTGGTCGAACCAATGGAAGCCTGTGGCGATACCCGACAGCGTGCCCTTGCGATTGAACCTGTCCTGCATTGCGTCGATGAAAGATCCGGCCACCTGCTTTGAGGTTTGCAGTGTCTCTTGAGAGACATCGATGGTGAGCCCTGCTTCGGCATTGGCGACGATTTGATCCGGCTTGAGTGTCAGGACAGCGGACTCGCGGATTAAGCGGTCCCCGGCGTCTCTTAACTGGCGACGATGGGCGGCCTCGGTGATGCCTTGAATGTAATACGGCAGGTTGGATGGTGACGGGCAGACCTCCATGGCTTGATCCCAGGCATCGTAAGGCATGGGCAGTTGGCCGTAGGCCTTCCGCCATTCCTTACCTAGCTCCTGGAGCGATGGGTGCCGGTTCTCCTGTACCATGCCGCGGAGCACATCGAAGGTCAGTCGGAGGCTGTCATTGAGCAGCCAATCGCTTCTCACGTCGGACAAGGCATCGGCACAGGTGTCGATGGATCCGGTAAGGCAGGCGCCGATCATGCCCAGCTCGTCGTCTTGAGGATAAAAAGCATCGTTACTCATGCGCTTAGTCTCCAATCAATATCCTTTTTAACTGTTGGTTGAGTAGATCCAGACTGGCTTGATTCGTCCCTCCTTAATTTCCAACCAGCCAGAGCTGATTTCCATGAATGCATTCTGGTTTTTCCCACCATCCAATTTTTTGATTCGTAGTGGTTGATGAACTTTTGGGCCTCAATCAACGGTAATCCGATTTCACTGCATTGCGTCTCCACTTGCTCCAAAGTGGGCACCACAAAACGCTGACGTGGCGACTTCGGAGCCAGTGTCTTTTCTGTCTTCTCTTCTCTATCTTCTCTATCGGTTACCCCATGGGTTAGCTGTGGGTTAACCTGATTCGGTTCTGGGTTAACCCGTGGGTTACCCGTGGGTTTCTTTGGACGTCCTCCTTTGCCTCCATTTGACCAGGCAGCGATGAGGCTGGCGTTCACCTCGTCCCATTGGTGGGCTATCAGGTAGCCATCTTCGACTCGGCAAAAGGTTTGCAGCATGGCTGACCAGAACAGATCGGCATCACCAGGCCATCGGCAGACTGATGAGAGAATGACCGGGCTCCACTCTGGGAAGATGTTGGTCTTCCTTGTTTGGCAGTGTGACCACAGCCGGATGACGTAATTAGGCGCTGAGTCGGTTTCCAGAAGCCTCATCAGTAGACGGGTCTTCCAGTGATCTAGGAAGTCGGGTTCGATTATCATGATTCAAAAGAAAATCCCCACCAGGCACAGGGTAGGAGATCGCAGGAAGGAGCTGCGAATGCCTGTGATGGTGGGGATAAAATTTGTCATGCCTTCGGTTGGTTCGACGCTCACCTCCTACAGCTCACGTCAATGGGTACTCACTAGACTACAGCCTGCTCGATGTCCACCGCTTAGTAGGCCGGCATCAGGATGTCGGCCACCGCCTGGGTGAGCTTCACATCCTGGATGCAGTAGTTGATGGCTGCCTGTCGGTCGGTGTTCCAAAGCAGGCTGAAGTCGGCGCCGTTGCCGCTCTTCTCGCCGAGTCCTAGGTGACGGCTGATGGAGGCGAGGCTTCCATGGGCCCGGTTGTCACCTAGCTGCCACACCTCCCGGAGGTCGACCACCAGCTCCGACCAGTACCGGCCGTTCCTTAGCCAGTAGGGCGGCATGATTTTGTGGCGCCAGGAGCGTTTGATGAGGAACGGCAGGTCGAAGGCCTTGATGTTGAAGCCGATGAGCTGAGGCTGGCGCTCGTAGTAGTTGAGAAGCGCCCACCATTGTCGCAGCAGGTGGGCCTCGCCGTCGGCATCGGCGCATAGGATGTTCTGCTCCTGGTGATCGACCCGGTAGCCGATGCACAGCACCTGGCCCGAAAGGGCGTCCAGGGCGGCATTGCGGATGTAGTCGGCTGTGTGGCTCTCCTCGGCCTTCTGGAGCTTCTCGGCGATCAGGTCGGGATTCTTGATGTTGCCCATCTTGACCTGCGTTGGGTCGAAGGGCGGGATGTTGAGCTGCTCGAGCGGTAGAGGCCCGGTCTCAATGTCGAAATAGATGTTAGGGTTGGCTGGCATTTGTCAGAGTTGTTTGGAATTAATGCGCGTTTGTCGGCCGATGCGCGCCCCCGGCCCTACGAGTCCCCAGCAGCAACAGGCTGCCGGAAGGTGGTCAGATCTTTTTGCCGCAATGTGGGCAAACGAGGAAGTTAATCGGCTCCCGGGTTGTCGGTACTTCGAGCCATTCGCAGATCTCGAAATAGCTTACCCACCCGAATCCGCGGACAGCTCCTGGTCGAAGGTGGCCGGTGTTGTAGAGCTGCAAGGCCTCGTCGCGGCTCTTAACGCACAAGCGCTCAAGGGTGTTAAACGTCCTAACCGTAAACGGGAATCCCCATTGGCGCAGGATCTCCTCATGCATCTCGGCCGACTGCTCGATCTGTTTGATGCGCTGGCGAGAAAGGTTAAAGTGCTGCCCGATCTCCTCGAGGGTCTTGCCTTCGGAGCGCATCCGAACCACCTCGGGTACTTTGTCGACCAGTTTGACGTAGGGTTTGCGTGTTTTCATCTAAATGGTGATTTCAAATTGTTTTGGCGCTGATTTTATTCTGCAAACAAAGACAGCTTCTCGGCCTCTGCTTGGCGGGGTTCCAACATACTCTGAACAATCCATATCGATTCTTTGTACCGCGCCCATTTTCCCCCATCCGTTGAAATGGTCACGTTGCTATGAGGTATGATATTCCAAGGAATCCAATAGGTTTTCCCTGTGTCTAACTGATGAAGTGCAATTAAGTCTGCTTGAGGCGCTTTTCCCATGCGGTAAAACCATCCTTTGGAAGCCCCGTAGCACGCGAAGTTGGCCGACTTGACGTCAACTCGAAGAACCTTGTTGACCAGCAGGTCAAACGGCCACTTCACGGCGGTGCATCTTTCAACCTGAAACCCTGCCGATTCCAGTATCTCCTGAACTCTCTTTTCACCGTCCCATCCGGTGTCGGAGTCAGAATGTTCTCTCGCAAGGCCAAGTCGCTCGGCCCATTTTAAAAACCCACCTTTCTTTGAGATCTGGTTGGCCAAATCTCCTTGTTCTGTATCTTTCAGATACTGATTGGTGGGCATAGTGCCTGTGTTGCGGTAGTTTTCCATGATCCGATCTGAGATCATGGCTTCGTTCCATTGCTTTCTTGTCATGGCACCTACCGGATACCATTTAAAACGATCAAAGACAAGAAATGATTTTAGAATGGAATGTCTGAATCGGTGGGATCTTCCTGGGCGTTGATCTCATCGATGCGCTTGGTAATGGCAGCGATGAGCTGTATGTCCTCCTGGGTCTTGCCCGGGCTAATCTTAGCCTTAGGCAGCCAGCGCTCGGCTAGGCCTTGCACAGCGTCGTCGGTCAGCTCGGAGATCGGCACGCCCTTGAACTTGCCGACGTGCACCTTCACATCCGAGATCTTGACCGGCGCCGCGGTAGCCGGCACCACCGTCTTCACCTGGTCGTCATCCTTGGGCGGCCTGTCTTCCATGCGGATCCACAGGCCCGAGGGCTTGAGCGGCTCGCCGTTCTTGTGAGCCATGATCAATTTGATGTTCGAGAACGTCTTGGTGCCGTCTTGGCTCTGCTCATGGACGATCACCACGGTGGCTGGTCGGCCGATGAGGCTGTCCAGGTCGAGGCTGGTGGTCTCCTCGGCGGTAAGGGCCCGACCGTGCCAATCTCGGAGGAACTTGGTCAGGCCGGCCTTCTCATGCAGGCTGGCGGTCATCGGCGCCGTCATGACCACCCAGGGCTGCACCGGGTTGCGGGTCTTGTCCAGGAGATCGATCTCGAACGCGATCTTGAACTTCTGCTTGGTGCCGTACTCGGTCTCATAGGCCTTAAGCGGCGTGATGTCGACGCACACCGCGCGGCCGGTGTACTCGGGGCACGGTGTGAAGGTGCCGCCTGTTTGTTTCGTTGATACTGTGATTCCCATGTTGTTGCTGTGTTGTGTTGTTGTTGTTGTTTACTTGGAGGATTGCTTTTCAACCTCCGAAAGCTGTTTCGCCATTCTGTCATACTGAGACCAGTACTCAGGCCAGGCCGCCTTGATCTTCGCCAGATTCTCTGCGTCTGCCACGAGCGCCGCGGCACCCAGTTTGCGAACGAATGACCCGCCGTATTCGATCATCGTGAAGGCTACATCGAAGTCTCTCATTGGATGATAAAGTCGAAGTTGGTTTTCCAAGAGTCGCCGAGGCGGTTGTAGGTGTCGTGCTTGATCTTCCAAAGGCGAGGATTGCGAGTCGTCCCGGTGTGACGGCAGCGGATACGGACATCAATGTCCTGGATGGCGACGTTCCTTAGTCGGTGGTCTTCCGGCAGTTCGTGAAGGTGTTTCATTTTATTTGGTTCATGGTTTAGAGTGTATCACTCACGCCATTTGTCCTCCCGCCAGAGCAGCAGATCGGCTCTCATGGCGTCGTTCTCCTGCTCCAGTTGTTTCACCCGATCCTCCAGCTTGTGGACATCGAGAGCGATTGCGCGGAGTTGGCGGCGGTCGTTGTAATCGGCAAAAGCCGGCAGGTCCAAGATTCGTTGTTCTACGCTCACGGCTTTGCCTCCTTTGCTTTGTTCCAGTTTGATTGGTCCGTCAGTTTTCGAGCAGCGGCTTCGGGTGAATCCCACATGGTCGGGTAGGAGTTTTCGCACAGCGCATCACCAGCCTCTTCCAGTCGCTTAGCTCGCTCCGAAACCTCACTCAGGTATTTCCGAGTCGCGGCTAGTTTGCGCTCCAGCCTACGGCATAGCATACCAAGGTCGCCTACGTTGTGAGCGGTGCTGTCCGAGATAGGGGTGTCGCTGATCATTTTCGTGGCGTCAGGAATATGATCGTTCATTTCGACTCCTTCACTTGTTGCATCTGAACAAAGTCCAGTCGGTTCTCTTCATTGATTGCAATGCCCCAGCCGTTGCGACGGCAGGACAGTTCAATTGCGCTAAAGACTTCGTTCATAACTTTGTCGGGCAGATAGATAGAAAGAAGCCCTTTGAAGGTGAGTCGATACTGCTCTTTGTCTTCTTTTTTGCTCACTTGACGCCCTCCGCGATTAAGGCGTGTTCCAATAGAAGCACCGCATCAGCCGTCTTTAGTGTGATGTGGAGTGAAGGCTGCCGTTGCTGCGCCAGGCCCTTCAGATGGCCCTTCCAGCGCGTTCCATGCGTCTTGCTGGTTCCAGCCCCCAAAGTCCGCTGCCAGCGCTGTGGTGTCACCTCGATGCACCTGGTGTTCATGCTGGCGATGAGGCCATGTAGGAAGCCGACATTGCGACCGAATTGGAACATGGCGCTGCCGGGTGCTCCCTTGCCGCCGATGTATCCGCCGACCTTCTCGATGTAGCAGACATCCGACTGGGACAGGAAATTGACCAGGACATCTCGGATGTCCCTGTCAGTCGTCGGCATGGGCTCGAGGGTGACCCGGTTGCCGGCGTAGTGCGCTAGGCCGCCGGACA